GGATCGAGCCTAGAGCTTTGTAGTGATGCTGCGAGGGGTATTAATCCATCGTATGTCATAATTAGGATGTCACCACCGTACTTCATGAAGCAGCGATCACCAATTGGTGAGCCTAGCTTCCATACACCGATCAATGCCCAAGTAGCAGAGCTTGCCGGGTCTGTGCCTGAGTACACGATGACCTCGCCATTGCTTGTAATAAATACTAGGTTGTCATCAACCCCATATCCAGCGTCAATCGTCCATGTAGCTACGTCTGTAATGTGACCGCCAAACTTAGCAATAGAGCTTAGATCGAGAACATTAGCTGCTCCACCGACTGCATTAGTTGGCAAGTACCAAGCCTTTAATGAGTTCTTTTGCGTAAACCATACCCTGTTCTTGAACAGAGTAATATTATCTAGTGTTGTACTTGTAACGCCTGTTATAGCGATAGGCGATACAGCAGTAATAGAGGCCCATGTAGTGCCATCAAATAGCAATGGAGCGTCTACACCATTGACTAGATATAGATAGCTACCGCCGCCAGTAGTAACATTGATGAACTCCCATCGAGCGTTTGTTAAGCCTACCTTTACAGGCGCACCTACTGCACCAGCAGAAGTAACGTCATATATCTGTGTTCCGGCAATTGCGTACAGCTCCTCACCCGTGCCAGTTGAGTAGTTCATCAAAGTCTCAACCTGACCAGTTATGCCTGTGGCGTGGTTAGAGTACCCGCCGCGTAGAACTACGTTTGAATAGGATGGAAAGAAGTTGATTAACTCGACAGCATCGGTAGGTTCCATGTTCGCAATAGAATCACGAGCATTCCAGCCACCTACTGGAGCAGGTACAGAAGCTACTTGTGCGGCGGTTCTCTGTGCTTGGAACATGTTATAATTTGCCTTCATTTAACATGAGGTGATAATTATGGAAGAGTGGCGCGATGTTGTTGGTTTTGAAGGTCTGTATAAAGTCTCTGACTTGGGTAATGTAAAAAACGCCAAAACAGAGCTTATTAAAAAGATGAATTTGAATGCTCGCCTTAATAGGCCGCAAATGTGTTTGTCTAAATTTGACAAAGTAACAACTGTATACCCTCACAAATTGGTTATGGAGGCTTTTGTAGGTAAACGTCCAGAAGGAATGGAATGCTGTCATGCTGATGGCGATCCATTTAACAATGCTTTGGTTAATCTTAGATGGGACACAAAAACAAATAATAGCCAAGACAAATTTAAACACGGAACACAAAAAATGGGAGAAAAGCATCCAATGTCTAAATTGACCGTTGAAAAAGTGCTTGAGATTAGACAAGATAATCGTATTCATAGAGTAATCGCGCTTGAATATGGAGTTAGTCAATCTGTTATCTCTCAAATCAAAACTAGAAAAGCATGGTCTCACATTATCTAAAGGAGATGAATCTATCATTAATTAGGGTTTCCATATCCTTGATCGGGTATGTTATCATATCCTATGAGGACTGTACCCGGTCTTGGAGCAAACGATAGATTAGCTGAACTCTGATCTTGAGCCATAACGACTTCAAGTTCTGTCAGGAAGTTTCTATACATAGCCGTAGTATCGAAGCCCTTAGCCTCAAAATACTTCAGTTTCGTCATTAGAACGACTAAACGGTCTGGGTATATGCAGGTATCAGAGTCGGCTGTTAAGCTCGTCTTAGCCACTCCTAGTGAGCTTTCGGCCCATCCATTGCTTCTATACTCATAGCCTAAGAACTCATTGTCTGAAACGCCGGGCCAGATCTGGAAGTATGCACCTAGCAAGCGCCAGCGTATGCGTGGGCCAGTAGAGATGTAGCCTGACAGCAGCCATTCCCATTGTTGAGCGTCAATTGGGCCAAGCATCTCCCAATGTTTATCCTTATCCCAATGAGTTCTAGGTACTGTAGATTCGTAATCTGCTGGTAGTGCGTACTTTACCTTCATAAAGGTAACAGTAGCGTTTGTGCCTGAGTCTGTGAATTGTTGTGTGGCAGTTATTGCTGTGCCTGAGTCAACTGTCTGTATCTGGGTGTCGTTTGCCATACCTACGCCAGTTAGCTGGTAGGTGCTGTCTAGTCCAGTGGTCGATGGTATTGCTGTGACTGTAGAGCCACCACTAGCCCATGTGCCAGTAGTAGTTAAGAATTCTGTGTAGAAGCGGTGCTGTTTTGTAAGTCTACGCCAGTCATGCTTACGGAGTAACTCGTACCCCGAAGCATTCATGAGCGCAAGAATCTGAATCACATCCTGATTGGTATTACCTGCAACTGATGTTGGTGTACTAACACCTAGTTCGTTTGTTACCTGTGAAACCAGTTGCAGCATCGTGGATGACATACTTTAATCCTCTTTTTTTGGCCTTCCCATTTTAGGCTTGCTATTGCTAGTGAGAAGAGCTACCTGCTCTTTGAGAATCGCTAGTTCCTTCTGAGCGTCCTCTAAGGCAGTTGAAGCAGCAGTCTGGTTTTGTCTCGCCAGATATGCCCTAGCCTTATCTCTTAACGCAAACCCACTCATACCAACACGCTGTAGCTGGGAGTCTGTTGATGTAGCTACCTGCTCCACCGTCTGGTACTTTAGAATCTGTAGCTCTTCCATCTGGAACTTGTCGAACTCTTTAGGCTCGTCAGCATTCCACTTAGAAAGCATTGTACCGTAAACCTCTGCACCTTCATTGCTCTTCATCTGAAAGTATAGCCATTGCCTGACAAAACGCTCTTTGTGATCTTCCCGTACTGGCTGGTCAATTACTGTGGTCTTGTCACCCGGAATATGTATTCTTACGAAAGGCACATCCTTGTAACCCTCTTCTGTACTCTTGTAAAACTCAACGTGCAGAGCGTTATCTGCATTATTCATGTCGCTTTCCATTTTACTGTCCTTTTTGAAATGGTCTTATCATTGAGGACTAGGGAAGTCTCCCTCCCTAGTTTATTACGCTGTGGTTATCGAAACCCACGTTGTTGCTGATGTTGCATAAAATACTGCGGTCTTAGCTGTTGCCAGTGAAAGACTTGATGCTCCTGCATTGATTGTACTTGCTACTGAGTACGGGTATACAACTACCGTCACACCGCTATCATTACGAATTACAACTGTTGCACCAGCTTCGGTAGGCAAAAGACGAACGCCAGTAGATGCTGATGAGGTTGTAAGCGTATTGTAATCGGCAGATAGTAATAGTGCGTCCGCAATCGTTGTTCCAAGAGCAACCAAGCCAACAGCGCCAGTGCCACAAATTGATGATGTGGACAAAGGACTGTTACCTGCTCCTAAAACTCGTGATGGAATAGACATATTAATCTCCTTAAAGACTGGAGCGAGTTACCCCGCCCCAGAATTAGATTACAACGGTGAAGTCGTTTTACGAACCCAACCGTACTCGCCTGATGCAAAAGCGGTATCGGCAGTATAGTTACCTGCTGTGTCAGTCAGAGCAAAAGCTGCGCTAACGGTACAGGTTCCAGTTGCAACTGCTTCAGATGCTTGTACATACACCCAAGTGTCGTTCAACGTCCCGATCTGCGGAGTGCCAAGAGTCATAACCGCAGCCGCATCACGCTGTGCGAACATTGGAGTTACAAAATTTAATACGCCAAAAGTAGAATTAGCCATTTTTATATCCTCCTCGTTAAGCCAGCAGAACGCCGCAGAATTGCGGGCCGCTTGAAGTTAAATTTCCAGCAAAGCCAATTAGTTTAACGATAGCATCTTGATTGACTGCTTGGCGTTCGCCACCGATTGGTACGAAGTTGCGGTTAACGTTAGGACGGAACATCAAATACTTGGTGTTCAGCATCCACATATGACTTGCTGTTGCGCTTGAACCGATACCACCGTCCAGAACAACATCAGAAGCCATACCAGCGCCGTAGTATTCGAGTGAAGCAAAACCAGCTCCAGCAGTGCTGTTTCCACCATCGCTAATACGCTGAATGCTTTGCAGCGATTGCAGGTACATACGATAGAAGATGTTATCAGCAACGATCAGATCAGGCTTGTCCGTACCCCGAATCAACTGAACAGCTAGTGAGTCCATGTAACCTTGAATGTTGGATGCTGAAGTAGCCGATCCACCATCGGTAGCTCCACTGAACTTAACTGAACGCCAGAAGCTATAGGTAGCACGATTAATGCCGCCGTATGTTCCAGTGCTTGGTGCATCAGGTACAGCAGCGCCTAGCCCGGTCAGGTTCTTACCAGCGTTACCAGTACCATCGAGGTACAAGTCACCACTGATACGATTAGCCAATTGAGCTTCAGCAACATTCATACGACCATCAAGCAGGTCAATGATTGCTTCTTTACCGCTGTTCTGAATCATCTCAAGACCGCTGATTGAAACGGCAGCAGCGTATTGGGTGATTGAGAATTGAGCAGCAGAGATCGGGCTGTTTTGCGAAACATTCAATACTTCATAGCCAGAATAGCTATTGGTATTATTAGTTGCCGAATCTGAATACATGATTTCCTGAAGGATAACATTCCCACCAGAAAAGGTTTTTACATTGCCACGATCTTTCAAGCGGCGCAGTAGTGCGTTGTTGTTTGTCCTTGTGTTATGTTCAGGCTCTTTATCCCGAACCTGCATATTCCATTTATATGCAGAGCAGACTATCTCATCGCAAGTTTTATCGCTTTCTTGGTAGCGCTAATCTTAGCACCGTGACCTTTCGGCCTACCAATCTGCGCCAATCTACGCTTTAGGTTGCTTTCTGCGCTCGGTCTGTAGCCATTA